CTGATGGAGACAGCTACACATTTACGGCGGCTGGATCGCCTGATGAAGGTGATCAAAAGGGTGAGTATGTGGCTAAGTACATTGGCTCAGATGCAGACGCTATTAGTACTTTGAAAGAACAGGTGTTGAAGGCGACCCCCAAAACCGTAACGGTGTCCGGGGTAACTCTGGCACCGGCAACAGCGAGCGTAAAAGTGGGAGCAACCACAGCATTAACGGCTACAGTTAGCCCATCAGATGCAACTGACAAGTCTGTTAGTTATGTATCCAGCAGCACAGCTGTCGCTACTGTCAGCTCAAGTGGTGTTGTAACTGGTGTTTCTGCTGGTTCTACTACTATTACCGCTACAACGCATGATGGCGGTAAGAGTGCTACTGCGTCTGTAACCGTAACCGCAGAATAATGATTAAGCGTCGCCATCGAAATAGGACAGTACAGCAAGGCTGGGCGGCGTGCGTATATGGAGGAAAAAGAGTGTTAAAAATTGATTTGCGTAATGAAAATGGCAACATCGAACATTTTCAAGAGGCATTTGTGCCTACTTCTAAATTGATTGAAGGTTTAAAGCTAACACCCGAAAACTTCCCCGATTTAGACGAAGCGGGCTGGATGGAAAAGAATGCTGAGTTCATGGCGTCGTGCTTTACAGAAAAAAATCTAACTAAAGAAAAAATCCTGAATGGTATTGCTGCCTGGGACTTCGACCGGGTGTTCAACACCTTTAACCAGCAATTATTCGGGATCGACCCAAAAAAAGCGGAAACGAACGAATCGGAAAACGAGAAGCACTGAATCAGATATACAAAATGATTCGTTCTATTGTGTCTAATGTACCGGGATTCACGATTAATGACATTATGCAGACAGACTGGGAAACGCTCCAGGCTGTTTTGCTATCTGACGAAAGCTCAGAGAAAGGTTCTGTTTCTCTGGCTGACTTCATTAAATCGATGTAGAAAGGAGGAATTTAATTGTCAGAACCATTAGGCCAAATGATGATCGAACTGGGTCTGGACAGTTCAAAGTTCGGTGATGGCTTAAGGAATGCAAAGTCTCAACTCAAGTACTTTGATTCGCAGATGAAGGCTGAGTCTTCTTTTTATGACACTTTTGGGAAAAAGGTTGATGGCTTATCCGCAAAAGAGCGAGGGTTGGCAAAGACCATTGCTGCTCAGGCAAAGGTGGTGGCTGAATCCAACAAAGCTTATCAGGCATCAATGAACGGTAAAGATAAGTTAAGCCCTCAATCAGCCCGGCTAGCTTCAAATCTTGAGCGTGAACAAGCTAGGCTGGCCACACTTGCCAGGCAATACATCAGTACTGCTCAAGCCGAAGCTGAAATGAGCGTAAAAACTACTGGTGTTACCGGCGCAATTAACAAGCTTGGCACTGCACAGATCGCCATTGGTAATCGTATGAAGTCTATTGGCGACAAGATGACTACCGGCATTACTGTGCCTATTGCCGCCGCATTCGCAGCTGCGACTGCCAAAGCCATTAAGTTCCAGAACCAAATGACGGTTATCAAAAACTTATTGACCACTGGCGGTGAGTCAGCTAAAGAGGCAATGAGCGGCGTTAACCAGATGCAATCCGATGCCGTTAAATACTCTGATCATTACGGCGTATCAGTCGAAAAAATTTCCGCCGGGTATGAGGAACTGGTACGGCGTGGTTATACGTCAAAGCAAGCAATTGCGGCTATGAAGACAGAACTGCAAGGAGCGCTTGCGTCTGGTGACGACTTTAACGATGTCGTTTCTGTTGCATCGTCAACACTTGAATCATTTGGCATGAAGTCTAACAGCACCGCGACAATGACTAGAAACACAAAAACGGCTGTCAACGAGCTCGCTTATGCGGCTGACCTAACGGCAACAGACTTCCAGCAGCTGGGTGTTGGGATGTCCTATGTCGGTGCAACAGCACATCAAGCGCATTTTACGCTTTCTGAAACAGCTTCTGCGCTAGGTGTTCTTTCGAACAACGGGTTAGAAGCAGACAAGGCCGGTACTGGTTTGCGTAAAGTTATTGTGTCATTGAACACCGCCGTTAAAAACATTGGTACAAAAAAGGACGTTCTTGCATCTTTAGGGATCAAGAAGTCAGACATTGTTCAGTCTAATGGGCAACTGAAAAATTTAAGTACAGTAATGGATGTGCTTAATCAGCACACGAAGTCCATGAGCGCTACCAAAAAAGCAGCCGTATTTAACACCCTGTTCGGGACAACCGGTCAACAAGCTGGTATTATTCTGGCACAGAATAGTAAGCAGCTTGCGGCATTGAACAGTCAAGTTGACAAGGCCGAGAAAAAGAATTACGTCGGTAGCCTGTCCGAGAAGAACCTAAAGTCTGCGCAAAACCAGATCAAAGTACTTCGGCAAAACGTTGAAAACTTGGGTATGACAATTGCTCAAAGAGTATTGCCCAGTGTACAGCCACTGATCAAAGACGCTACAGATGCAGTCAAGTGGTTTAGCCAGCTTAATCCCCAAATGCAACAGAATATTGTCAAGTGGGGCCTGCTGGCTGCAGCTATGGGGCCAGTACTGAGTTTGGTTGGTAGATTTAATCTGGTGTCAGGCCAAATAAAGAACGGATTGATTGGCTTAATTGCAAAATTGGCTGGTTTAAGTGCGAAATCAACAGCCACTAAAGATGTCATGGCTCAGTTAACCGATGCTGGTGGTAATGTCATTGGTACTTTGACGAAGACTGGTGGTGCCGCTGAACGATCTGGCGGCCTGTTTGGTGGGTTAGCCGGGAAACTAACCGTGGCAGCCGGAGAAACTGGCGCATTGGGTACTGCTATGACCCCGTTAGGCCTTGGATTGGTTGCACTCGCCGGCGCAGTCACTGTAGGGGCAGTAGCATGGGAAGCTTGGGGCAAACAGGCTTACCAGAGTTCAGTCGAAACTGATCGCTGGGGGACGAATGTTGGTCGAACGGCTGATTCCTCCTTGCAAAAGTTTCAAAATTTCAACACGGAAGCTTCTCAGGCGTTAGCGGGTTTCTCCACTTCGGCAAAAGCAAGTGCAAAAGAGGCATCTGATGCGTTTGCCAGCATGTATCGGACCATTCACCAGTCCGCAAAAGACACAAATTCACAGCTACAGAAGTATCTGAACGAGCTGCCCTCGTCTGTTCGCCAGTATCTTCAAGGCGGTATTAACGAGCAAAAGAAGGCGAATAATCAAGCCGCTGCGGAAGCCAACCAAGTCGCCAAGAACGTTAACACGATTCGAGTTAAAGCAAGTAAGGAAAATCGCGATTTAACAGCTGATGAGGCACAATACATCCTGAATGGGCAAAAACGGATGAACGATCTTGAAGTGGCAACGCTAAATGTTTCCGCCGCTAAAAAGAAAACCATCTTGCGGACGCTGAATGGCGACATCAAAGGATTGACCAAGGATCAGCTATTTGATTCTTTCAACGCCCTCTCACAAGGGTTGGAAAAAGAGAACCAGAAATACGCTCAGCAGAAGTCAGTTATTGAGGATTTGTACAACAACGGTAAAATTTCAGCAGACAAGTACGCTTCTGCAATGCGCCTGCTGGATGACAATCATTCTCAGATGACTGACCAAATGGTTGCCAATCTGTACAAGTTGATGAAAGCCACCGGTGACAATAGCGGTCAGATTGAACGGTCGTTCAAAGCAATGGGTGTTTCAATGGGACAAGTCAAAGACGCCCTGCGCAATACGGCCAACACCGGCAGCACAGCACTAAACAATATTGCAGACACGGCGTCCAAGATGTCATCTACCGCGAATAAAGCCGGAGAGACTTGGAATTCAATTGTACTGGACCCGAAGACTGGTGAAGTTAAAACCAATTTGCAGAAGGTTCTTAACGACACCGCAAAAACTGACGCTGGTTGGAAAAAACTGAGGTTTGCGGCCAAAAATGCCAAGATTTCCAGCAATGCCCGGGCGGAGATTGGAATCGCAGCAATCGAGAACGGGCGATGGGAGCATTTATCGTGGTCAGATAAATATGCCATGATCCGCAACAACGCAGACGCCACGATGGTCCAGGTTTTAGAAACCAATGGCAAGTGGAACACACTTACCTTTAAACAACAGGAAGCCATTATTTCTGCTAAGGGAGGCAAAGAACTTGCTGATGCGGTATATCAAGCCGGAATTTGGAACAGCTTGAATATCAAGGACCAGGAAGCCATGATCACTACAAAAGGTGTTGGGTCATTTGTTGACGCACTAGATAAAATGGGCGTTTGGCAAAAGCTCGATGCTAAAGAACAGTACGCTATTGTCACGACCAAAGGTACCGCAGGGTTGGCTGATTTAATTCTTAAATATGGCATTTGGCAAAAACTTCCAGATACCGAGAAACGAGTGCTGATGAATGATTCACAGTTTATGAGTGAGTTACAAAATGCAGCACAATCAGGTAAAAATTTTGCTGCTACAGAGCTTTGGAAACAAATTGGGGCGGATAAGACCAATTTTGACCAAGGCCTTAGTCAAGCTAGCACTTCTGCGGCAGCATTTAGCAAAACAACGGCAAAAAAACCGGTGGATGCAGACACTCAGCCATTTGATAACACAATTCAAAAAATCACCAGTACAGCTAATCCATTCACCAAGACGAAACCGACAATCCCCGTGGACGCAAACACGGCCCAGGCCGATTCAAAGATTAAAAACACCAAGACCAAAGCTGGCGGTAAAGTAACCATTAAGGTGGACCCGAAGGACTCGATTGAGACCATTAGCAGTGTGGCGAATGCGATCAAGAACGTTCCTAACCGAAAACCGGACATTAACGTCAACGGGCATGATTCGAAATCCAAGGCTGAAGGTATTCACAGAGCGATTAAGGGCATACCCAACCGGAAACCAGATGTCAATCTGAATGGTCACGGGTCACAAGCAAAGGCAGCAGGAATTCGGGATACGATCAAGCAAATTCCAATTCGGAAAGTGTCTGATATCTATATTACTACCCACAAAACGACCATCACCGAAACTAAACATAAACGTGCCGGTGGTGACGATGACTTTGTAGGTGGTAATGCCATTGTCAATGACCAAAAGGGGCCGGTGTTCCGTGAATGGATCAATGATCCGGTGCTTGGATCGTTTATCCCTCGTGGGCGAAACGTCATTTTGCCGTTGCACAAGCATGCGACTGTGACGCCAGCTGGACTGACAGCAAGAACATTTCCCAAGCTGCCTCAATATGCTAACGGGAAAGACATTCCAGTCAATGCTTCCGCGTTGGATATGGCCCGAAGAGTAA